TTCTGGCGTTGCCATTTTGGCTGTTGCATTTTGCTACACTTTTTGCATTTTGCTCGGCATTTTGCAACACCCCCCCAAAAGGGGTAGAGTCTTTCGGATTATTTTCCGTTTGGCATGATATTTGCTAGAGCATTTCCCCTCTATAGGGGGGTTTTTTCGTTTTCCCCCCGTTGTGGGGGATTTTCGGCAAAAGGCGGCGGTGGTCTAAACATAACAAGCCCACCATATATAATTGGCCAGTTTAATGGCCATAATCAGTATCACGATAATGAGTTGCCAGAATTCTCAGCACCAGCATTCTTTTTGCGTCGCCCACGAGGCTTGCTAACCTTTAGTTTGCGTCGCTGACGTCGTATCATACCGTATGTTACATTTTCGCCCGTCATTTCACTTAGTTTAGCCGCTAGCTCAATATCGCTAAATAGCGACAAATTGTCCTTAATATACTGAATTTCCACATCACTCCATCTTTTATATGTAGCCATAACGCTTTCCTTTTTTGACAAAAAGTGTACAAAACATAATATATAATATACATTGGTCACTTTAACGCAAGAGGTATTTATGAATATTGACCAAATTTCCCCCAGTGTTCTTCACGTTACTGCTAAAGAAAACCTCAATATAGACGACGATTTAAATAAACAAGCTACAAAAACAATAGCCGAATTAATAGATGACGAAAAAAACAACGAAGAAAAAAACTCCAGCGATTGATGAAAATGAATTCTTACGAGTTATAGACGTTATTAGTAAAAAATTGGCTTATAAATTTAAATTTGGATATCATGATTTTGATGATATGAAGCAACAGATTAGTATCTTTGCTTTGGAAGGCTTAAAAAACTATGACCATAAAAGGCCCCTAGAAAACTTTCTTTGGACCCACGTAAGAAATCGTTTATTCAACTATAAAAGAGACAACTATCAAAGGCCCGACAAACCTTGTTTGAGTTGTCCACTATACGATCCTCACTGCAAAAAAAATATTAGCGGTTGCGAACAATACTCTAATAAAGAAGATTGTGATTTATATAGTTCATGGTTGGCCCGCAACAATACTAAAAAGAATCTTATGCATCTCACAACCATAGATGAAATTAAAGACTACAGTAGCGCATTTTGTAGTGATGATAATTTATTAACAAATAATATTGCTAGTAATGAAATATTTAATTTATTAGAAACTCATTTAAATGGAGAATACCGCACACTATATCTCAAAGTTAAAAATGGTACTAAAATTAACAGAAGCGACATGGACAAGCTATCTGCTAAACTAAAGGAGATCATAGAAGCTCATGGCTAAAAAACGTGGACAACTAAGTTTAGACGAAGAAAAATTCATAACTGAAAACATTAACATATTAAGCATAGAAGATATTGCTGATCAACTTAATCGCAATGTTGACCCTGTTCAACGATATATTGATGAAAATCAATTGTATAGCTTGGATGATAAAAGTGAAAATGATATTCTGAAACGTAAGTTACGCAGCAAAACTTTCTGGACCGAAGTGATGAGGCAGTTTGATGATGAAACGGGCGAATTACAGTACTTTGAAGATACGTGGGTTGGCCTAATTAAACAATTTCGAGAGGACGTTTTACCAGCAGAAGAATTACAAATCAAACAGTTTATCACCATAGATATTCTTATTAATCGCTCTATGAAAGAGCGCAAACGACACATTAGTGAAACAGAAAAATTACAAAAGCTAGTAGACAAAGAATATGAAAAACCAGAAGATCAAAGAGATATTCCTAAACTAGCTAATCTTGAAACTCAATTAAGTTTTGCCCGCAATAGTATAGCAAGTTATACAAACGAATATACTAAACTATTAAATGAACAACAAAAAATAAGCAAAGACTTAAAGGCCACTCGTGAACAGCGTATCAAAAGAATAGAAGATGGCAAAAGTTCCTGGGTTGGTTTAATTCGCATGCTAGAGGACGAAGATATAAGAGAGAAAGAAGGACGAGAAATGGAAATATTGGCTTTGGCTACAGAAAAGGCTAAGCGCACCCTTTATGGATATCATCAATATTCTGATCATAGTGTTGATTGCCCCATACTAAATGAGGAGGCAGTAAATCTTAATGACTCGGAATTACAATGATCCTCAATATAAACAATGGAGAAAATTAATAAAAACAAGAGATAAAAATACTTGTCAATGGCCCGGTTGTAAAAGCCGCTATAAAATTCATGCTCATCATATTCAAAAATGGGCCGATTTTCCCGGCTTAAGATACCATCCTCAAAACGGTATTTGTCTCTGCAAAATTCATCATGATCTTATAAAAGATAACGAAGAAAATTATAGTCAATTTTTTAGCACACTAATACTAAATAAACTACGAGCTTCCAATGAAAAGTAATGATCCTTTTACTATAATAGTAGATACCAGAGAGCAGATGCCATGGGAATTTGGCTTTCACAATACTGCTAAAAGAAAATTGGATACTGGAGACTATAGTATGGAAGGATTTGAAAGCTTATTTACTATAGAAAGAAAAAAGAGCGTTAGTGAAATTGCTAATAATATTACTGAAAGTCGATTCAAAGATGTATTGGAGAGATTGGGCAAAATACCACACAGTTTCATGATTATGGAATTTAGTTTGGATGAAATCTATCAGTTTCCTGTTGGTAGTGATGTTCCTAAAAAAATGTGGGACAAGTTGCGCATTAGTGGTAATTATATTATGAAGTATCTAATAGAGGCTCAATTAAATTACAATATTCACATACTATTTTGTGATGATGCTGAAAATGCGGAGCGGGTAGCCGTAAGTTTAATGAAAAGAATATACGAAAAATATGGCAAAAACCAGCAACCTAATATTTGATAATGCGTGGCTTGGATTAGGAGATCTTAGTCAAATAATTATTCCGACCAATCATATGATTGGCCGAACCAAAGAAGATATAGAAAATCCTGATCTTCATTTATTAAGACTACTACGAGATCCTAAATATTTTGGAACCACGGCCAAACTATTATTTGATATTGAGCTTCATCCTATTCAGATAGCTATTCTTCAAGAATTTTGGCTACGACCATTTCCCATGTTTGTGGCATCTCGTGGTTTTGGTAAGAGTTTTCTTATGGCATTGTATTGTACTCTGAGATGCATACTGGTTCCTGGAACAAAGATTGTGGTTGTGGGTGCTGCTTTTCGTCAGAGTAAAATCATATTTGAATATATGGAAACATTGTGGCGTAATAGTCCTATTCTCCGTAGCATCTTTAGTGGAAACGATGATGGTCCGCGTCGAGATGTTGATAGATGCACTATGAGATTGGGCGAAAGTTGGACAATTGCTGTTCCTATGGGTGACGGTAGTAAGATCAGAGGTTTAAGAGCACACATTATCATCGCCGACGAGTTCGCATCAATTAGTCCTGATATTTATGAAACCGTAGTTTCAGGTTTCGCAGCCGTAAGTGCTAGTCCTATTCAAAACGTTAAAGAAGAAGCCAAAAAAGCAGCCATGTTGGAGGCTGGTTTATGGAGCGATGAGTTAGAAGCAGTACAAATTAAAAAGGGTAATCAAGCTATTATTGCTGGCACAGCAGATTATAGTTTTAAGCATTTTGCAAGTTATTGGAAAAGATACAAAGCTATTATTAATAGCAAAGGAGACAAACATAAACTAGAAGAAATTTTTAAAGGAGAAGTACCAGATAGTTTTAATTGGAAAGACTATAGCATAGTTCGCATTCCATACGAATTAATTCCCAAGGGCTTTATGGATGACAAACAGGTTAGTAGAGCCAAAGCCACTATTCATACTGGCATATATAATATGGAATATGCTGCGTGTTTTACAGAAGATAGTGATGGCTTTTTCAGACGAAGTCTTATTGAAAGCTGCGTGACTAATGAGTCTAAACCTATCATTATAAGTGGAAACAATATTTTATTTGATGTTAGCACCAAGGGCAATCCTGATCTTCAGTATGTATATGGTATTGATCCGGCGAGCGAAAAAGATAACTTTACTATAGTGATTTTAGAATTACATAAAGATCATAATCGTATAGTTTATGGTTGGAGTACCAATAGAAATAATTTTAAAGATCGACAAAAGATAGGCTTGGTGAATGAACATGATTTTTATGGATTTTGTGCTAGGAAAATTCGTAATCTTATGAAAATATTTCCTTGTGCTAGAATTGGCATGGATGCTCAGGGTGGTGGTGTTGCAGTAGAGGAGGCTTTACATGATCCTGGGAAATTAGAAGATGGCGAAAATCTAATCTGGCCAGTAATTGATATGAATAAATTCAAAGATACTGATGATCAACCAGGATTACATATTCTAGAATTAGTTCAATTTGCACGAGCAGATTGGACAGCACAAGCCAATCATGGCTTACGCAAAGATCTAGAAGATAAAGTTTTATTATTTCCAAGATTCGATCAAGTTACTTTAGCTTTGGCACTAGATAGAGAAAATAAAGATATTATGACAGCTGATCTTAGCAATCTATATGATAGCGAGAGTGAGTGTGTGTTAGAAATAGAAGAACTTAAAAATGAACTGACAACAATTGTAATGACACAAACTAGCACAGGACCAAATGCTCGTGATCGCTGGGATACTCCGGAAATCAAACTACCTAATGGTAAAAAGGGCAAATTAAGAAAAGATAGATATAGTGCTTTAGTTATAGCAAATATGCTAGCACGACAAATGAGCAGAACCTTAGAGCCTGCATCTTTTGATGTAATTGGTAATAATTTATCTGATGTTGGTAAAACAAGTGGCCAAATGTATAAAGGGCCAAGCTGGTTCATAGATAATGCAAATGCTAATATATATGGTGGAATTTATAGATAACTAGTGTATTATTTTAATACCTATTACAATACCTATTACAATACTTATTATGGCAAGAAAAAAATATCCAAAAAGCGATAACATTCCTGTTGCTCCTAATGCTATGCCCGATAATGCGTATGTTACATGGGATGAAAATGATTTAGCCAGTAAACAAAAAGCTTTGGATGAATCATCACGAAGTTTGGATGAATACGGCCTTTTCACAAACAAGGCTACTGCTGCTACTAGTCGATTCAGAAACTTCATGAATCTTGATGGTCAAACATCTGGCCGTCCAGGTTTAACTAAAAGTGATTATGACTATTTCCGTCCAGATGAAGCTATTCCTACGGAAATTAAGGCCATATTTGCCATGGCAGATCAAATCTATAATCGTGTTGGTTTAGTTAAAAATGTTATTGATCTTATGGGTGATTTTGCTAGTCAGGGTATTCGTCTTGTTCACCCAAATAAAAGAATAGAAAGATTTTATCGTAATTGGTTTGAAAAAGTAAAAGGCGAAGAACGTAGTGAAAGATTTTTAAATCATCTATACCGTGTGGGTAATGTTGTTATTAATCGTCAAACAGCTAAGATTAGTGTTAAAGTTGCAGAAGATATGTATAAAACTAAAGCATCTGCGGATCTTATTATCAATAGCGATGAACCAGTTGTTGAAAAGAGAGAAATTCCTTGGAAATATACATTTATAGATCCAAGAGTAGTTGATATTGCCGGAGCATCATTAGCGTCATTTGTTGGCAAGAAAAATTATTATATAACTATTCCAGCATCTCTTAGAAAAATTATTAATGCCCCAAAAAACGAAGCTGAACAAGCAATTATCGCACAATTACCAGAAGCTATAGTTGAAGCAGCTAAAAGCAAGAAGGCTTATCTATTAGATCCGGATAAAACACTAGTATTTCATTATAAAAAAGACGATTGGAAGACTTGGGCTTTTCCAATGATTTATAGTATTATGGATGATATTAGTATTGTTGAAAAATTAAAATTGGCAGATCTTGCTGCTCTTGATGGTGCCATTAGTAATATTCGTATTTTTAAACTTGGTAGTTTAGAACATAAAATTGCTCCAACACAAGCTGCTGCTAGTAAACTTAGTAGTATTTTACAAGCTAATGTTGGCGGCGGAACAATGGATCTTGTGTGGGGTCCAGATATTGAACTTATCGAAAGTAAGACTAGTGTTCATCAATTTTTAGGAGAAGGTAAATATACTCCACATTTAAATAGTATTTATGCTGGTCTTGGTATTCCTCCAACTCTTACAGGAACATTCGGAGCTGCCGGAACTACCAATAATTTCATCAGTCTTAAAACTCTAACACAAAGATTACAGTATGGTCGTAAAGTATTGATGGCATTTTGGAAACAAGAAATTGCCATGGTTCAAAAAGCTATGGGATTTAGATTTCCCGCAAAGATTGAATTCGATAGAATGGATCTTAGCAACGAAGATTCCGAAAAAGCATTACTGGTACAATTGGCTGATAGAAACCTTATCAGTGATGAAATGCTACAAAAAGCATTTGGTTTTGATCCAGATATGGAGAAAACTAGACTTAATAGAGAAAACAGAGAAAGAGATAGTGATCGTATGGTACAAAAAGCCGGTCCTTTCTTTGACGGTGGTACTTTTGATAACAGCATGAAAAAAATGGCTATGCAACTTGGTCTTGCTACTCCAAGTCAAGTTGGTTTGGAGTTAGAACCTAAAAAGAAAGGCGAGATGAATGCCGTTGAGGTTAAGTCTGAATTTGCAATTCCTAAGTTGCCTTTTGGTGGTGGAGTTAAACAAGAACCCGCACTCAAAGGACAACCACAGCAAGGCCGTCCAAAAAATTCTAAAGATAGCAAGAAACGCAAAACTAAAGATTTTGCCCCACAAACTGGAGCATCATTATATCTATGGTCTATTGAAGCTCAGGATAAAATTGCCGATATTTTAAATCCACAACTATTAGAGTTTTATAATAAAAAGAATATGCGGAGCTTATCAAAAACTGAATATGATGAAGCAGAGGCTACAAAAACTAAAATTCTTTTTTCATTAGATCCATTTGACACCATAACTGAAGAAGTAGTTTTAGCAAAACTCAATACTATTAATAGTATTGACAATAATCTTAAAATTGTTAAATATCATAATCTAATAAAAGCAATTTCTAATGAAATAAATAGAAACCCAACAACAGAAGAACTAAAGTATACTAAAGCCTATTTTTATCAAACGGTGTATGCCTCTAATGAAGAGTCCCCAAATTAAGGGTTAAAATATGCATATTTATGAATCCGAAAAAACGGACGGCCTATCTGAACTTCTATCTGCAAAATCTTCTATTGTTTATGCTTCTCTATTAGAAAAATCAGATAGTGAAGTATCCCATACAAAAACCCGTAAGGAAAATCAGGCTTTAGCTGGTATCGAAGACACTGATTTATACTATACCCAATCTATTTTAGTTACAACATCATGGAATAAAAATGATGATATTTTTGATGCTATGGAGGTATGGAAAGCTCGATCAACACCCATGCATAAACCAACGAATTTAGAGCATGACGAAAAAACTATTGTTGGTCATATTACTTCTAATTGGCCAATAGATGAAGATGGACAATTAATGGATGAATCTATTGATATTAATTCATTACCAGAAAAATTTCATATTTTAACTGGTTCAGTAATATATAAGGGCTTTACCGAACCTGAATTAAGAGAAAGAGCCGAAAATCTAATTTCAGAAATTGAATCTGGCGAAAAATATGTTAGTATGGAATGTTTTTTCAAAAATTTTGATTATGGTTTAATTAATAAGAGTAATGGTAGTTTTCATGTTTTACCACGAAATGAAGAAACAGCATTTTTAACAAAGCATTTAAGAGCATATGGTGGACAAGGTGAACACGAAAATTATAAGATAGGTAGGGTTTTACGTAATATAACATTTTCTGGTAAGGGATTTGTTAATAGACCAGCCAATCCAGAAAGTATTATATTTACTAAGGATAATCTAAAAAATACGTCAGAATCCGAAAGTATGATAAAAATATTAAACGAAAAAAATGACAATTCTACAGAAGAAGGTGTATTTTCAAATCAAGCCAATTTAAAGGAGACCAATATGAGTGTTGAATCCACAGTCGCAACAGAAGAAGTAATCACAGTAGCCGAAACAGAAGTTACAACGGTTGCTCCAACTGTTGAAGTAGAAGAGGCCGAAGCAGCCAAAAAGATGAAAGAAGAAATGATGAAGAAAGAGGAAGAAATGAAAAAAATGAAAGCTGCTTTAGAGTCTACTCAATCCGAACTCAATGCTGCTAATGAAGTTTTAGCAGGCTACAAAATGAAAGAAGAAGAGATGGCCAAGAAAGAAAAGAAAATGAAGAGAATGGCCTCTCTTATTGAAAGTGGTATCACAGAAGAACTCGCCAGTGCAACTGTCGATAAGTTCGAAAATCTTGATGATGCTGCTTTTGAAAGTATTGCTGCTCTAGTTGCTACTGTTAAACCAGTCAAAACAGAAGCACAAGAAGAAACTAAAGTTGAAGAAACACCAGTTAAGACTGAAGATGTTTCGCTAGCTTTAGAAAACGTTGAGACAAATGATCAAGAAATTGATCTTAGTGTTGGTAGCGAAACAGAATCAGAAATGCAAAGTACTAGAGCTGCCTTAGTTGACTTTGTTTGTATTAGACTAGGTAAAAAACTTAATAAGGGAGAGTAACAATGGCTTTAAAATCAGATCGTGTTGAAGCTTACACAGATATTTCATTCTTCTGCAATGATGCAAGTGCCGAACGTGGCGTAATCGCTGTGCATAGTACTGGCGGTAGCGGCGTTGCTATGGACGATTCACTCGCCGTAGTAACAGTTGCTGCCTCACCATCTGGCACAAAGCCAGCAGGCTTAATGCTCAATGATGTTGTGAGTCTTGATCTAACAAGACAGCACATCAACTGGCATCGTGACGAAGTTCAAACAGGTAGTAAAGTAACACTATTACGTCAAGGTCAAGTAACAACAAATATGGTTGTTTCTGGCGTAGCCCCAACAATAGGTCAAGATGCCTATTATGGTGTTAATGGTAAACTAACCAATGTTAGCACAAATAGTGTTAAGGTTGGTCGTTTCCTAAGTGTTCTAGATGCCGATGGTTACATCAAAGTAGACATTAATATAACTTGATAAGGGAGAAAAACATGGCCAATAGAAAATTTGAACCTACTCCAGAATTAACAGATCTTTTAGTTAAGTCTGGTTCGTTACACAAAGAAGAAGCACTAGCTGCCAATCATGAGTTTGCTAAAGCTCTAGAGCTTCCTCTACGTCAAGGTGTTCTTAGTGGTAATATTCTAGATGACATCTTCGAGCCTGTCCAACTTGCTCAAAGTGCCACTCCAGAATTTCCATTAGACTTCCTTGCGCCCGGTACTGAAAAAGACTTTGTGGCTTATACCATCCCAAATCATGGTTATATTCCACAAAAGCATGTTGAGGGCGATTATGTCATGGTTCCAACCTATGACATTGGCGCTAGTATCGACTATCTTCTAAAGTATGCCCGTGACGCCCGCTGGGACGTTGTTGGTCGTGCAATGGAAGTTCTCGAAGCTCAATTTGTTAAGAAAATGAATGACGATGGTTGGCACACACTTCTTGCCGCTGGTGTTGATCGTAACATCGTAGTTTACGACACAGATTCTAATGATGGTCAATTCAGTAAGAGATTAGTTTCTCTTATGAAGACCGTTATGCGTCGAAATGGCGGCGGTAACAGTGCTAGTAACAATCGTGGTATGCTAACTGATCTTTATGTTAGTCCAGAAGCTATGGAAGATATCCGTAACTGGGGTCTTGATCAAATCGACGAAGTAACTCGTCGTGAAATCTATACCGCTGCTGACGGTACTCTTAACCGTGTATTTGGTATTAACCTACATGATCGTGATGAGCTAGGTGAAGGTCAACAATATCAACTTTTCTATGAAAACGTTCTTGGTGGTTCGCTACCAAGTGACGAAACCTTCCAAAAGGTTGAGCTTGTTGTTGGTCTTGATCTTCGCAAGAGAGACAGTTTCATAATGCCAGTTCGTCAAGAAGTTCAAATCTTCGAAGACGATACACTACATCGTCAAAAGAGAGCCGGTTTCTACGGCTGGGCAGAACAAGGTTTTGCCGTTCTTGACAATCGTAGAGTTTTACTTGGCGCTCTCTAAGATTAAGTTCTGAGCATCAAAAAAGAAAAGGTCGGCCTTGTGCCGGCCTTTTTTTTTAGGTGTATTATAATATATTGATCATTGATCTGATCATACCAATTTTAATGAAGAGGTCAATTATGGCATGGCAGGATGAAATGATTATTACTACTAGAGTATTAATTAATGATTTAGATACTCCATATGAATTTAGTGATGATAGAATAGAACAAATTTTAGTAGTGGCAGCAAAATATGTGCAATTTGATGTAAATTTAAGTTATAAATATACTATAGATGTTGTTAATAAACTAATGAGTCCTGATCCTACCGTTAATAGCGATGAAATTTTTATCAGTTTAGCGTGTCTAAAAGCTTCGTGCATTATTGATCAAGGTACATTACGCACCAAGGCCGCTTTAGAAGGCATTAGAACAGCTCTAGGACCCGCAAGTTTAAGTGTAGGTGGTTCCGTTGATGGTTGGAAAGCTATTTTAGAACACGGAGCCTGTGCTTTATATGATGAGTTAACTAGTCATTGGGATGTGAAGGAAGCCACAGCTTGGGCAGCAGTATTGTCTCCATTTGTTAATAATAGATATGATCCAAGATATCTTAATGTTGGTCCGTTTAGAAATGTTGGAAATAATGACTTTTACTCATGAGATAGAATATGGCCTATCCAGATTTTTCACTATTACAATCAATATATAATAAACAAATTAATTTATTATTAGCTAATAATGGATTAACAACAAGATGTGATTTTAATTTTGGCATAACAAATACTAATATTTGTCCTAATTGTATATATGATGTTAGTTTAAAAAAATCTTCTGGTAAATATAAGTCTGGTGGACCTGTTCCTTTTGCTCTTGGTAAAATTTGTCCATACTGTAATGGTGTTGGATCGTATGGTATTGTTAATACTTCTACAGGATATTTAGCAATCATATGGGATTATAAAAAATGGATAAATCCACCTCCACAAATAGATAATCCTAATGGTTATATTCAAACAATTTGTCACAGAGACTATTTGCCACAAATACGTCAATGTAAAGATATGACTGTTGTTTATAATAGCAGCGGATCAAATCCGATATTTCAGCTCTATGGCGAACCCAATCCTGCTGGTTTGGGAGATAATGAATATTTATTTACTATGTGGAAAAAAATTGGCGTTAATAATTCTATTCCTGTTACTCTAACGCCCACCCCAGGACTTACTGCGACACCAACAAAAACTCCTACTCGTACTCTCACTCTTACAAGAACATCAACTAGAACACCAACAAGAACTCAGACCCTGACTCGATCACCTACGTCAACTCCAACGTCTACTATTGGAGTATCAGCAACACCGACAAATACTCCTACACCAACTATTGGAGTATCAGCAACACCGACGAATACTCCTACACCAACTATTGGAGTATCAGCAACACCGACGAATACGCCTACGCCCACACCAATACCTAGTCCGGAAACATGCTGTCCACAGCTCCAGGTGTTCTTTAAAACATATAATATACCAGACTGTTTTACAATATATGATCAATATGGCAATATAATCTATACTACTGGATTTGTTACCACAGGCCCAGATTTTATAGACCTTCCACCATTATTTAATTTACCATGTAATTTTTATATGTCTGTAGATGCACCACATCGAAGTACTGCATGGGAATTAATGGTAACTGGATGTATTGAATTTAACACTTCTGGAAGTCGAAATGTTGATAATCAGCCATTTTTCTTTGAGGGATGTAGTTGTGGTGGTAGTGAGAGTGGCAGTGAAAGTGGTAGTGAGAGCGGATGTGAAGATTGTATTTCAGATACATATAGTATCGATATATGTGGCAGCGAAAGCGGCAGCGAAAGCGGCAGCGAAAGCGGCAGCGAAAGCGGCAGCGAAAGCGGCAGCGAAAGCGGCAGCGAAAGTGGTAGTGAGAGTGGCAGTGGCAGTGATAGTGGCAGCGAAAGTGGATGCGTTGAATGCTCGTCTGACCTTTACTTTTTAAATATATGTGGTAGTGAAAGTGGTAGCGGAAGTGGATGTAATATATGTGATAATTTACCAGATAGTATATTTCTTGGAATGTTATATGGATATGGAATAACTACAGGGTATGTTTCATCAGGCCCCGTATCCTTAACTAAAGACAATAGTGATAATTTATGGAAAGCTAGTTGGACAATGATAAAACCAGATTGTCCATCTTATGTTCAAGAAATAGATATCGAATGTGTTGATGCTCAATTTAATGCTGTAAGACATCAAATTATTTGTGGAATTGGCACTTTTGATTTAGATACAACGGGCTTAGGAGATATAGATTCAGATGGTTGTGAACCAACTAGTTTTCTTGGTTTTGTAGGAACTATTAGACCAGCAGATGTAAATGATGCCACCCAGTGCATAAGTCCTTGCGAATGTCAAGTTAATTGCCTGCCTCCTCCACCACCTCCTCCAATACCAATACCTCAAGCTGCCAGAGGTTTACAGGGTATTAATCTAAATGGTGGTAATCTTATTAAAGAATTTGCAATCTTTGATACGTTCGAAGTTTCTAGTTACTCGACACAGTCGGTTATTACAACACGAGAATGTGCTAATGATTTTAATAATTTTACTCCAGTAAATATTAACTTTGCTCCGATAGATTATGAACCATATTGTTATGATACGGTAAGCATAGTTTCAGATATACAAATAGTTAATGGGCATTTAATTATTACAAAAAATAGTCTTAAAATTTTAAGCATCAATAATCCCATTGTGTCTGTTAACGTAGATACTATTAATAGTTGTGATTTCAATGTGTTAATCGATAATGATCCTGGTCCACCAGCAGTTTCTGTAGACTCTTGTTCGACCTATGATGGATCAGAAGAATTGAATTTAATTACCGACGTATATATTGAAAATAATACGCTAAAATATAGAATAGCAAATATTAGAGTATTAAAGATACATAGTGTGAATAATCAAGAATTAATTATTACTACAACAGACTGTCCAGCATTCCTAGAATAAGAATAGAGGTTAAAATGTCAGGTGGTTTATCTACAACAAATAAAAATAATTGGTGTGGATTGCATATCAATGATATTGTTCTGATTGACAGAAATAATAATATATTAACAATTCAATTATTTACTCCAGAAATATACGAAAATACTCATATAGAATATTCTTATAATTATGGTAATACATTTCAAACAGTTGATTTAAATAATGGTAATAAAGTTGAAAAAACTAATACGTTTAATATTGATATTTCAACCACAACTATAAATAATAACAATAATAGTCTTTCATTTCCTAATCAAATTACATTATCTGGTTGGGAAATAGTAAAAAACTTAGATCCAGATTCGTTTATTTATAACAATGTAAATGGTACATATAGTAAAATTGGAGTAGATATAAATGGATATCCTATATATGCTAGCGATAATTATGGATGCTGGGTGGGAACAGATAATACCTATACATATAGTGCGGGTGTTTCTAGCGAATCTTGTAATGGTTTTGTCGATAGGTTTTATTTAGTTAGGGGAGGCGCAGGAGGAATATGGACATTATCAGCTGGTAGCAGTAGTGGTACTTTATTTGCTGGAGACACATCAAATTCAGAATGTGTTGATACTTTAACTATGGGGCCATACGGTATAGGTACAGAGCTTATTTTAACTGTAAATAGTTATGGTATAATCACATCAACACCATGTACAAACAATAACGGATTCGGAAGCGATACTGTAATTCCTGGTAGTAACAATAGTGGTAGTCAGAGTGGTAGCGAGAGTGGTTTAGAAATATGTGACATAGCATTCAAATTAGTAACTACTTGTGAAGAAGAACAAAGTGGTAGCGAAAGTGGTAGTGATAGTGGCAGCGGTAGCGGTAGCGGTAGCGGTAGCGGTAGCGGTGGCGAAAGCGGCACAACATATGCTCCTATACTATTTGATAGATCCTCATGGAATGGAGATGGTGTGCTTCCTTCCGGAATCGTTAATTTATTAAATGCTGCTGCCTCAGCATGGGAGGCTTCTGTTTCTTTTGATCCTGATGTGGTAAATGCTCTCAAATCTGATGATCCAGCATGGAACGGCATAATAATAAATAGTTATACTGAAGATAATTATGGACCTACATTTTTGGCAGCATGCGGCGTAGCTGACTCTATTAGCTTAGGGGATTCGTATAATGCGCTATCTTTTGATTTATATATTAATACATACTATTATCCAACCTATCCAGTAAGTTGGACCAATGTTATGATACACGAATTAGGACATGCTCTTGGCATAGGAACATTATGGACAACGGATGGTTTCTGGTTGAATGGTACAACTTATAACTTAACACAGTCAGCATATAATAGTAAATATTCCATTACTAGAAGCAAGATACCAGTTGAAGATGGTGGTGGTCAAGGCACAGGAGGTGCTCACTGGGAAAACAATTATAGAGCAGCGGGTTATGAGCCTGGAGAACCATATTATCCAGCCATAAATGATATTATGATAGGATGGATTAGTAATTTAAATATCACTAATATTAGCTTAGCTTTTTTGAATGATTTAGGATATAATGTTATACAAAATAGTGTGCTAGCATATAGTGCGGTGCATGAAGAGTATAATGATATTCCTGTTCATTGTAGATGTGGCGAGTGTGCTATGATAAATAAAGTACCTAATATAAGTATGTATTATAATAAAGAAAATAAAACAATTTTAAAGGTACATTAAAGGGTATAAGTAATGTCTACATCATTAAATAATATAGATTTTCCAGAAGATGAAAATTTCTTAGGAAATGGTAGTGATGGTATGCCAGGAGGTAGTGATGATTCTCCCGGAGGCAGTGGTGGTAGTGGTAGTGGTGTTGGTAGCGAAGTGGGTAGTGAAATAGGTAGTGAAAATGACATTGGAAGTGGTAGTGGCAGTGAAAGCGGCAGTGGTAGCGGTAGTCCTTGGTGTGATATTCATATTAAAGAAATTCTTCTATTAGGAAGAACAGATACTCAATTAATATTTAAAATTATTTTAAAAGACAAATACTATGATACATTTTTAGAATATGCTTTATATGGCGTAGGTGGTAGTGGTGGTAGTGGTAGTGGAAATTTAAGTCTATTATTAGATTTTACACGACTATATGGTTCAACAACTAATTTAGAAATAGAAAATATTTATATCATCAACTATGATAAAGCTGAAGATGTATGTAAAGTAGAGTTTAGATTGGTCAGACCATGTATAATTAGTGAGAGTGGAAGTGGTAGCGAAAGTGGTAGTGGAAGTATTAGTGGCGGTGGTAATAATGGGGATAGCGGCGGCGGTAGTGAAGATAATGGTGGTGGTAGCGGAGGCAATAGTGGAAATAATGAACCAATTAAATTATTTGATAGATCTTCCTGGGCAGGTCAGGTTCCACCAGATGTAGCGATCCTTTTAAATAATGCGGCCTCTACATGGGAATCAGTAGTTTCTATTAACCCCGATGTAGTTGACGCCATTAGAATCAATAATCCATCATGGAATGGCATTACTCTCAATAGTTATACCGCGGGAAGTCTCGGATCTGCCCTTGCTGCATGCGGTGTTGCTTCGTCTATAAGCTTGGGAGGATTACAAGTAAACGCATTATCTTTTGATTTTTATCTTAATACAGATTTTTATCCAAACGCATACCAGGGTTATTGGGGAGCCATTTTTGTGCATGAACTTGGACACGCATTGGGCATAGGTACTTTATGGAATAGCAATGGCTTTTGGTTAAATGGGGATGATTATAATTTGACACAAAACGCATATAATACTGGATATAGTGTAGTGAGGACAAAAGTACCATTAGAAGATAGTGGAGGCCCTGGTACAGCTGGTGGTCACTGGGAAAATACTTATAGGCCAGCCGGTTACGAACCCGGAGAGCCATATTATCCCGCTATTAATGATATCATGATAGGATGGATAGGGGGTGGACTTACTATCACAGACATTACTGTTAGCCTTTTGCGCAATTTAGGCTATTCTACACCATTAAATAATCTTTTAGTATATAGTGCATTAGACGACAACCAGAATAACAATAATCAAAATCTTATACGCTGCGCATGTTCAGAGTGCCATATGATGCATAATATTCCAGTACTAAAAATGATATATGATCCGATAACTAAGACAGCAACAGAGGTCAAAGATGAGTAATAATCATAAAGATTTAGTTGATTTATTTAAACAAACTAATAGATGGATAGAAATATTAAACTCTGGAAAAACAAATGGATATCCTCAAAATTGGACAGGACTTAAAGAAGTTCAATTAGCTCACATATCAATATTAGATGATTTATTAGAAAAAACATATTCTCCCATACAGCCATATCAACATGAACGAGGAATAGTTATAGGTGCTGGTGGAGCCAAATATTTTGGTTGCGGCTTTGCCTGTTTCTATATTTTAAGAAAATTAGGTTGTCAGTTGCCTGTAGAATTTTGGTATTTAGATGAATATGAAATGGATAATAATATGAAAAATATGTGCGATATGTTCGGTATACGCTATATTAATGCAATTAAATATTGTCAAGAACATAATATCCAACCTAGAATACTCAATGGCTGGGAACTAAAGGCATTATCAACGCTACATTCATCATTTAAAGAGGTTTTATATTTAGACGCTGATAATATTCCGTCTAAAGATCCAACATACTTATTTGATTATTCTCAGTACAAAGAGTTAGGTGCTATATTTTGGCCAGATCTACCGCCAAACAAAAGAAAAGAATGGTTGCCGCCAATTTGTTGGGAAAATGTTGGTTTGGATTATAGAGACGAGCCAGATTTCGAAACCGGTCAGTATATGATCAATAAAGAAAAATGTTTAAAAGAACTTAGTGTAACAATGTGGATGAATGAACATTCTGATTGGTTTTATAAATTTGTATATGGAGACAAATCCACTTTTCATTTAGCATGGAGAAAGTGCGGATCTGATTATGCTATTCCTTCAAGACGGGCTGGTTGGAGACATCCCTGTATATTACAGTACGATCTGTCTGGAGCGTTAGTATTTCAACACGCTTGTCAAGGTAAAGAACTTATGTTTAGTGGTACTGGACCTGGCAACCATCTCAACCATCATTTAATTAAAGAAGCCAAGGATGTAAGAGATCAATATTGGAGTGGAACTATCTACTCGTGGGATGAAATGAATAATGAAGAAAAACAATATGCTCAAACATTTATAGGTAAGTATAGATATGAACGAGTTAATTTAGACAGTAGAACATTAGAATTATTAGATAATGGTATTATAGGACAAGGTAAGGCTAAGTGCGAAAGACGCTGGAGTGTAAGACTAATAGATAATATACCAACAATAGTTGTGATAGGCGCTGCCCATAAAGATTCTGAAATAGCTATGTTTTTTGCTAAAGACAGTGGTGACAATAAAAAATTTCTGGGCAAATGGACAGCGTTCGAAAAATGCGATATTGTTGTAGAAAGAATATAAAATGATATCAGCAGTAATGATCAGTTGTGATAGTAGAGAAAGCATTAGGAATGAAACGCTTAATGATTTAAAATCTACTGATTGGGCTTGGGATATAAATGTTATCCTAGATAAGGATTGTTTTCATCCATTAGTTTATCCAGAGGTGTCAAAAACAGAGAGACAGACTATTGCATCATATAATGCTCTAAAAATTGCTTTGCAGAACACAGATGCTCAATGGATAGTATTTATGGAAGATGATTTAATATTTAATAAACATATAGCTCATAATTTAATATCATGGTATCCTATTAAGAATAATATTTTGAATTTTGGTAGTTTATACACTCCTAAAAATAATAGATGTTCTCAAGAAGAAGGTATGTTTTGGTATAAAGCTGATTGTCTTAGACTATACGGATCACAGTTTTATATTATGTCGCGCGAAGCCGCATCGTGGGCGATAACATATTGGAATAGTATAGAAGGCATGCAAGACATTAGATTAACAAGATTATCTAGAGGAAAACCCATATATTATTATACTCCTAGTCTAGTAGAACATAGAAATGTATCATCTGTATGGGGTGGAGTAACACATCATTCTGATGACTTTAATCTAGATTGGAAACATCCATGAATTTTAAACTACAACTATTAGAAAATGATCAACAAATATCTCAAAATATTCTTAATGCATTAATTCCAGAACTAGATAAATATCTTAAAAAATCCTTAAATAGCATAAAAAATTCATTACCATCTGTTATTAAAAATATAATACAAAGTACTCCAGAGTATAGTTCTTTAATTGGTGGTCAGTTACAATATGAATTTGGTGTTCCTGATCCTGGAGCCAAACTAGCTGCTATTATTGATATATGGGCCAATAATTTAGATATTGAGTATAGCGCTCCGTCTATAAGCGCCAATAAAATTAAAGCATTTTTTAGTGTATCTATTATACGTAGTAATTTTGATGATGTATTGTCTTCTGATGCAGCATTGGTTGTAGATAATCTTAGAGGATATCAGTTACCTTGGTTGGAATGGTTATTATTAGAGGGCAATAAAACAATCATCAAAAAACAACAGGTCGTTTTGGGGCCGAGTAAATTTTCTCGTACTGGATATGCGGTTATGAGAGAATCAACTCAATCCTGGAGAGTACCATCAGAATTTGCTGGTACAATTAGAGATAATTGGATTACTAGAGCCATAGACAATGCAGAACCTCAGATTAACGAATTATTAGACAAGGTATTTCAATAATGAGTAATTGTGATCCAAACACCAGGTTCAAAGGTATCAATAGCATATCTGAAGATTTACTATTGAATATTTTAGAAGCTAATTTTAAAATGTATTTTGATTGGTCATTTTTACACATAGGAGCATGGTTTGATGTTTATAATAATGATAATACATTATATGGAGTCAACCAACATGCCCGTCTTGTTCTTGTAGAAGATCCATCCTATCCCACTGGCGCTGTTTGGCAGGGCATTCGAAAAGATTGGGTGTGGGAAAGCGGAGTAGATTATAATTCTACAAACCCAATCGCTATCAGTGGCGTATCAGTTAATAATTCATATGTATCAAAGACAAATAATTTTATAGTAAATCATCCGTTGGGTCGTATAATTTTTAATAGTCCAATTTCTTCATCCTCTGATGTTGATCTTGAATATAGCTATAGATTTGTGCAAGTTCATAGATCTAGTGAAAGTCCATGGTTTAATATTTTACAATTTAGCTCATTTAATACCTCAAATAAAGATATCGAACTTACAGACACTGGAGAATGGTCTATTGGAGGACAACACAGAATACAATTACCGTGCATAATAATAGAACCATTATCTCGTTCACGATCAAGACCATACGAAATAGGTAATAGCTTATTATGGCTAGAACAAGATATAGGATTTTATATTCTGGCTGAAAATAAAAATGATAGAAATAAACTATTAGATATATTACGATTACAACAAGATATTACACTACAACTATTTGATACTAATGCTGTGGCACAAAATGAGGCTTTTCCATTAGATTATAATGGAGATATTAAAAATAGTTCATTAATGTATCCAGATTTAGTAAACAATTATCCTTGGCGTAAGTGTTTGATTAAAAATATTAGCCTTTTTGAAATAGACTCACCTCATCCTAATCTTCATCAAGGCATGGCAAGAGCTACATTAGAAATAATTTCAACATGATTTACTAGTTTTTTGTGTATCTCTATAAAAGAGATAGAACATTTTTTACTCATTACCGTACAATACACTATATAGTGGAGATTCATTATGGCCAATAATCGTATTTACTACGCAATTCAACAAGTAGTTCTAGGCCCAGCTGCTGGTACTCTTAATGTTAACAAATTTCCTATACATGGTCTACAAACAGTTGGTATCACAACTAATTTTAATCTAGAACAAGTATTTGAAATGGGTCAATTGGCCATCTATCAAAACGTTGAAAATGTGCCAGATGTGGAAGTTGCTCTCAATAAAGTGCTCGATGGCTATCCTCTTATTTATACCTTAGCAACAGAAACTGGCAGTAGTATTGCTACTGGTTTAACCGCCGCTAATCCCACAATTCCTGGCCGTCAAAATGCTCGTTGCGATATGCAGCTCGCTATTTTTAGTGATACTAATGTAACATCTAGTGGCAATTCTTTCCATGCTGTTACGTGCTCTGGTATGTATGTTAGTAGTGTTAGTTATACATTCCCGGTTGATGGTAACTTTACAGAAGATGTAACACTTGTTGGTAATAACAAGGTTTGGGCTGGTACTCAGACTGGTGCATTTAATGGAAATGATGATGCTCCACTATCAACAACTGGCGTTGGCCGTAGACAATATCTAAATATGGGTACTTCTCGCTTCCCAAGTCAAATCCCTGGTATTACAGTTAGTGGTGTAAACGCACTAATCGGTAATGGTAGTGGACACGCTGCACATTTCCAAAACATCACAGTAAGCTGCGATTTTGGTCGTGAAGCTATTCAAGAACTTGGCACACTAGCTCCTTATCATCGCTATGTAACATTCCCAGTGGAAGTTACTAGTGAGTTCGAAGTTGTTGCTGTTAGCGGCGACGGTATTAATGCCACAGAAAGTGGTTACTATGTTGGTCTCAGTGGCAACACACCCGCTACTGTTAGTGATACTGGTTGCGTGGCTCGTCATAACCTACTAGATCAAACCATCTTCTTAGAGACTTGCGAAGGCACCAGAATTTATCTTGGCACCAAGAATAAACTTACTAGTGTTAACTATACTGGTGGTGACACTGGTGGTGGTAATGTTAGTGTAACATATAGTTACTCAACATTCAACGATTTCGTAGTTGCTCATAGCGGTGGTCTGTTCTATGCTCAATTGTCGGGTAGCACCTATACTCCAGCCTAGTAATATTACTAGGTTGGTAGCAGCATAAGATTGTGGAAATTGCAAGGATAATGGATAATCGTAGTCTAAATATATATCTATCACGCATACTATCTGGATTTTATTTATTTCTTTATAACAATACTAGATATAAGCTAGTATATCCAGATATTACTATCAAGTACGAAGCTGAGTTGTATGCTGAACAGGAGTACGAAAATAATAAATATAATGAATGGATTAATGAAGACTCTATAGTAGATAGTCTAGTTAGTATGGGAATATGGACTTATAATGGAGATGATAATCTTAAAAATTTAGAAAAACAAATAGATGATTTGAAAGTAGATATCTATAATAATTTCTTGAATCCTAATAAGCTTAAAACTCTAAGACGCACACTTAATAATACTAGAAATGCCTATAATAGACAGTATAATATAAGACATTCTTTAGATCAGTATACTATTAATGGATACAGTCAATTTTTAAAAAATCAATATATTTTAATTTATAGTTTATATAATGATGTTAATCATAGGGTATTTAATAGTATAGAAGATGCTGATTATAATTTTTTAATGACGTTGTCTAATAGCATATCTGAACATAATATAGATATAAATATTTTTAGACAAATTGCTCGCAGTGATATATGGAAAAATTATTGGAGTTCTAATAGTGAAAATTTATTTGATAAGTCAGTTGTTAATTGGACAGACGAGCAGAAAACGCTGGTAGTATTAACCAAAATGTACGATAGTGCATATCAGCATCCTGAATGTCCTCCAGACAAAGTATTTGAAGATGATGATATGTTTGATGGATGGATGATATTACAAAGAAGAGATAATGAAAAGAATAGAAATAAGAATAGAACAGAAAAAATGTTAGAGGGTAAAAATTTAAATAAAGCAGGAGAGATATTCATAATGGCAAATTCTAAAGAAGAAGCGCAAAATATTTATGACTTGAATGATGCTACTTCTAGACATATCATAAAAGAAAGAGAATCTGTTATTAATAGAGCTAATGATATTGTGGATGTTTCTCATTTGCCTGATATGCAAAGAGAATTAACGATTCAAGCTAATCAGCAATTTAAAAATAGGAAATAATTATGGATAATGATAGTAAGATTATTTTGACTAAAAGATTTCAAACAACCATGATTGGGGCATTATTTGAATTTGAGAAAGCTTTTGGTTATTTGTGGGGACACGAAAAGGATGAAAAAGAATTAACAGATAGAGAATTAGATTTTCTAGATCGCTGGGATTTGGTAAGAAATCAAATACTTAATAATGGTAATAATCAATTAAGAAAAGCTATATCTGATTTATCTAAAAATCAAGGCAACATTAAATACAAGTATAAATTCTATAATAACAGAGAGGACTCATATGAAAACTAAAGTATTTAAAGGGTTTGTGGATGGCAAAGAAAAAGAATTCATAGTCAGATCACCATCTTTACATGATCAAAAAGAAGCTACCAAGGTATATAATCAAAGCTTCAGCGAAGCTCTTAAAGCTAAAGCTGTTGTAAGGGCCAAATTAGATGATCTTTTAGTAGAACAGGGTTTATGGGATAATATTAAACAGGCTAAATTTACAGAATTACAGTCTGAAATTTTAGATGGTGAACGTCAACTGGCCAAGGGTGGAATTTCATTATTGGCGGCTAAAGAACTAGCACTAAAAATGAAAAAAACCAGAGAAGATATTAGAGAGCTAATAGCTGTTAAAACGAATCTTGATACACATACCGCAGAAGGTCAAGCCGATAATGCTAGATTTAATTATTTAGTTTCAGCATGCACGGTGTATAATGATACTAAAGAGCAGTATTTTAAGAGTTATGAGGACTATAACAACAGATCATCAGATCCCATAGCAATTTTAGCTGCTCAAAATTTGGCTAATATGCTATATGGTTTGGACGATAATTATGAAGAAAAATTACCAGAGAATAAGTTTCTAAAACAGTATAAATTTGTTGATAGTAAGTTACGTTTAATTAATAAAGAAGGTAAATTAGTTGATGAGCAAGGAAGATTGGTTGATGAAAATGGCAGATTTATCAATGATAAAGGAGAATTTATTGATAAAAATGGCAATTTAGTTGATCAGTCTGGAGATTACATAGTAGAATTTTCCCCATTCTTAGATGAAAATGGTAAGCCAATTATTTTGAATGAATCAGAATCAATTAAGGAAACAAAGAGTGATGCTCAACAACCAGAAGAAGTTAAAGACAATCCAAGTTCATCCTGAATTCTATATAATAGACATTTTTAACCTAATTTCCCCACACTATCTTTATGGTAATGTGGGGATTTTTATTTAGAAAGCTAAATTATGGCCAAAGGTTTTAATCTAACAGCACAAATTAACTTACAAGGCCCATCAAACCTTAAGCCTGTTGTGGCACAAATTAGGCGAGAGTTGGGTACAGTTAGTGCAAATGTAGATGTTAAACTTAATGCTCAATCAGCAAGATCCATAGACTCCGTTTCTGCAAAATTAAAGTCTATGAATGCTGTTTTGGCTGCGGCTAGAGACAATACTATCACATTAAATAAAGCGATGCAACAACTATCTGGTACCTTAAATAACGCCGGTTCTGTTAATAATAAAGTATCTGTATCAATGACAAATACAGCAGCTAATGCTCAGGCTATTAGTAAAAATATTAAACAAGCCACAACAGAAATGCAAGAGTTTGGCAAACAGGGCGCATTAGCAATTAGGCGTTTTGCTGCTTTTAGCGTTGTTACAAATGTGGTTTTTAAAGTTATCAATGCTATTAACAGTGCGTTTACTTCTTTTGTAACTTTCGATAGAGAATTAGTTAAACTACAACAAGTTACCGGTAAAAGCGAAATTGGTTTAAAGCAACTACAAGCCCAAATTACTAATCTAGCTACTAGTTTAGGTGTGAGTAGTGAAAGCTTGACAACTGTTGCTAGTACCCTTGCTCAGGCTGGTTTAAATGCTGAGGAAACCCGTATAGCACTAGCGGCTTTAGCTAAGACAGAATTGGCACCATCATTCGATAATTTGACAGATACCACAGAAGGTGCAATTGCAGCACTTAGACAGTTTGGTTTGCAAGCTAAAGATTTAGAGGCAGCACTAGGTAGTATTAATGCTGTTGCTGCGGCATTCGCTGTAGAATCACGAGATATTATCGTTGCTATTCAACGAACCGGTGGTGTGTTTGCTTCAGCTAGTAAGGGCGTTAGTGAGGGTAAAGATGCGCTAAATGAATTTATTTCTGTATTTACTAGTGTTCGTGCTACTACTCGTGAAAGCGCAGAGACCATTGCTACTGGATTAAGAACTATTTTTACCAGAATTCAACGTAAAGGAACTATTGAAGCCTTAAAAGAATATGGTGTTGTTCTTACAGACTTAGAAGGGAAATTCGTTGGTCCATATGAAGCTACTAGAAGATTAAGCGAGGGATTAAAGCAGTTAGATCCTAGAGACTTAAGATTTACACAAATAGTAGAAGAACTTGGTGGATTTCGACAAATTGGTAAAGTTATTCCATTGATTCAACAATTTGCAGAAGCACAGAAGGCCCTTAAGGTTGCACAAACGGGTCAGTCTAGCCTCACAGATGCCCAACTTACTGCTCAGAAAAGTTTAGCAAATCAAATAGCGAAAGTGCGCGAACAGTTTTTAGCACTTTTTAGAGACATAGGACAGAGTACAACCTTTAAAGCGATCACTACGATTGTCTTAGGATTAACTAGCGCATTTATTAGTTTGGCGAGTGCTTTTAAGCCCATTCTACCATTTTTAGCTATTTTAGCTACAATTAAGGGTGTTAAAGCTTTGGGCGAATTTGGAACAGGATTTTTTGGTGGTATCACAAAAGGTGGTGGTGCTGGTGCCACAGGTAAAAATATAGGAGAAAGCCTTAGTGGCGCTAAAGAAAAACAAACTAGTGAAGCGACAGCTAAAGCTGCTGATGCCATAAGACTTAATACTGATGCTTTGAGAGGATTAACTAGTACAGTAAATTCTTTAGAAAATACTATCAGATCTAGAGGAGCAACAACACTCAATGGTGGTGGCAAAGTTATGGGTTTTGCTCGCGGTGGTCTTGTGCCGGGAAGTGGAAACAGAGATACTGTGCCAGCAAAATTAATGCCAGGAGAATTTGTTATACGAAAGAAAGCTGTTGAAAAACTTGGTGCTGGAAATCTACATCAAATAAATAAATATGCTCTTGGTGGTAAAGTAGAATTAACTGGTAAAAAATTAAAAAATACTTATAGATCATTATCTGGTATTGTAGACAATAATCAAAAATATGCAGCAAATATTCAACCAATACCAGTTGATGATAATGATATTTTGAAAGATATGAGGAGACGTAAACAAAAATCTCCTACTATACCCAATTGGAAAAATTTTGAAATTGCTGTTGGTAAAAAATATGGATTATCCATAGCTGGTGGTAATAAATTTTTAGACTATCCTAGTAAACCAGGGGAGGCTAAATTTTTAAGACCAGATGAAGGATATGCTAGAGATCAAGAAACTGGTTTTATAAAAGGAAACAATAATGAAACCATGTTAGCAAAATTAATTGGAGCTGGATTATATCGTCCTAATAAAAGAATATACACATATTATCCAAAAAGTTTAAGCAAATTTAGTAAACTCTCTTTGGGTGGACTAGTACAAAAATTTAAGGAAGGTGGCACAGCAGAGCCACTGACAGCAGAAGAAATTTATGAATGGGTAACAGAATTAGGAACTGCACAAACTGTAAGAGGATTAGTTGGTGGAAACGATCGTATAAATCAAGTCTTAGGTTCTATAAGTAGTACTGGTAAGCCTGTAACGAGTAAAGAAATATTTAGTAAAAACTTCTTATTAAGTAATAGATCAGGACCTTACTTATCTGCAATAGAAGGATTATTAGAAGTTGCTGAGAGTACAAAAAAGAGAGCTAGAATATTTACAGAAGAAGAAAAAGCTAGTGCTACAAAAGTTGGATTGGTTGGAATGTTTCCATTTGATATTGACACTAAGCATTATGAAGATATTGCTGGACGAATATTAGAAATTAATACTAAATCATTACCCAAGTCAAAAGCAGAAGAAATCTATCGTATTAGACAAGAAATCGACGAAGCATTAGGTCGTGGTACACAAGCCTTGTATGGTAGATCTCCACTATCACTGGACGATCCTACAAAAGAAGCTTTGGGTTTGGGCAATTTAGAAGGATATATGATTGAAGCTATTTTAGCGAAAGCCGGTGCTAATCCTGGTAGACTAGACGATAGATCTGTAGACTATGCCTCTGGTTTGGGTAGTGCAGCCAGTTTATTTGGTATTGATCCAGCTATTCCCACAGAAGTAAAAAGAGATGTAAAGGGAGGTCTTAGTAAAGCAAGAGCTAACTTTAGGAATTATTTTGCTAAATTTGCTATTGGGGGATCAGTACAAGATACTGTCCCAGCACTATTAACTCCTGGAGAATTTGTTGTTAATAAAAACGCTGCTAAACGTATTGGTTATAGTAGATTACATAAACTTAATCAAGCAGATAAAATTGGTGTGAAAGGGTATAACAAAGGTGGTGTTGTTGGTGGTATTCAAAGATTTGAGGATGGTGGTAATGTAGGACGCTTAAGTAAAGAAGAACGAAAAAGAAGAAAAGAAGCTTATACTGCACGATCTCGTGGTGATATAACACGAGAAGAAGCTCGTGCGGTAGGAGCGCCAAGACCTGACTTTGGTGCTGGTGCAAGTAGAAAAAGAGATGTGATGGCTAGGCCACAAGGCGCCGAAAATATTGCAAAAATAGAAGCAGAGGTTATATCCAACTATAGAAAACTATATAAAGAACAAAAACAAAAAATAGATGAGTTCTATAATAATTTAGAAGAGCAGGCATCTCAAGAATTTTTTGAAGGGAAAATTAGTAGTGATGAATTAAACGATATATTTACTAATATAATTAGTGCGCGTATTCTTAAAAAATCACAAGCTAAAGAAACTCTTACAGCGGAATCTAAAGCAGCATCTCAAAAAGCTGTACAAGATTATGTTGTCGGCCGACAAACTCCACAAATTGAAGAAAGAAAAGCTACTGATACCAAAGCTTTTGATACTCAAATTCAATCAGCTATGGCGGTTGTAGCTAAAGAGGCTAAAGCAAAATATCAACAATTATATAATGAAGAAAGCCAGAGTCTCAAAGCTTTTTATAGTGAACGATATAAACAAGTAAAAAGTGAGGGTGGAGATGTATCTGCTGTTATAGCAGAGTATAGAGCAGCGGTAGCCGATGCTAAACAGTCTCTAGAATCCGGACTCAAAACAGAGGTAGCACAAAAACAAGCGGCTGTACCAGAACAAATAGCAGAACAGAAAAAAGCTCAAGTTGCACAATTTCGTAGTGATAAAGCAAGAGCTACAGATCCATTTTATGATGCTAAACAAGCAGCAGATTTACAAAGAGAACAGGCCAAAACTTCACCATTTGGTATGGGTCCAGAGGATCCTGACGCCAAAAAGAAAAGACAACAAGCATTTGCAGATGAACAATACTATAGATATAAGGCAGAACAACAAGGTACCTCAGTTCAAGCAGTTAAATTAGCTCAAGCACAACAACTAGGTAAAGCTTCTTTTCAAAATAAAGAATTTTATCGTGGTAAATTAACAGAAACACAAGCTAGTTTAGCAACGAGAAGAGATACCGCTATGAAAATTGGCGGATCTATAAAAGAAGCAGAGGCACAGCTTGCAGCAGCACCAGCGGGTTCCGCAGAAGCAGTAGCGGCAGCCACGAGACTCGCCGATGCTCAAAGTAGATTAGCTATGGAACAAGAAGGAATACTACAACAAATGGTCGCTTTGAGACCAGATTTGGCTGCTACTCAGGAAGGTATGAATCAATTGGCCGCAGGAGCTAAAACAGCAGCAGATGCTTTAGCGGCTGGAGATCTAGAGGCGGCACAACAAGCCTTATCAGATAAACTTGGAGAAACTATTACGGCAGCAGAAGCAATGGAAATTTCCATGCAAAATTTTGCTAAAGAAACAAATCAAGATATTGAGATGGTAAGGAGGCAGTTTGGCCAAGGCGCTGGCGCCAAAATGGTTGAGCGTCAACAATTTATACAAAGCCGTGAAGGCCAAAGAATGGGGCTTTTTGCTCAGTTGGCTCCTGATTTAGCCAAAAAAGCAGCAGGAACAAAACTAGGACAAGCTCTTGGTGGTGCCACAGATTTTGCTCAGGGTAAGGGCGGAATATTAAGTCAAACTTTTGCTAAAGCCGGAGGATTTAGAGGAGTAGGAGCATCAGTAGCAATTGGCGCAAATGTATTAAAGCAAGCATTACCGAAGTCTATGGCCGCAGACCCTAATACAGCAGGAGCACTTGGAGCACTAAGCGGAGCTGGTAGTGGCGCGGCGGCTGGTGCTCAATTACTATCAGGATTACCATTTGGAGAAGTAATAGGTGGTATTGGTGGAGCAATTATTGGAGGTATCCAAGGGTTCTTCAATGCAAAAAATCAAGCTATTATTACAAATGCATTAGAAAATATTGCTAAATCAAGTGGAGATCTAGATACCGCATTTAAACAGCTTGAATCATCATTTACATCGTCTAATCTAGCTAATGCACAAAAAGCATTGGGCGAAGTACTTACTGCTCAAAACGAGCTAGAATCAATGGCATTTGGTTCTTATATGACAGGAGAAAATGCTGTTAATGTTGGTGGCACAGCTTTGGCAGGAGCGGCTACAGGAGCTGCAATTGGCAGTATGATCCCAGTGATTGGAACAGCTATTGGTGCGGCTATTGGAGGTATCGCTGCTGGTGGTTATGCTGCTTATGGAGTTTATGGCAATAAACAAGAAGCTCTTAAAGCCAGAATAGGACAATCTGAAGGTAATATCAAGGCTGCTACTAGGTTTGCTGAAGTACAAGGGAAACAAACTTCTACAGAAGATTTGGGTAAAATATATGATAGTCTAAAGGCTGGTAGTAATGAATTAAATCCATTAGTTAAAGCATATCAAGACGGTGCTATAAAAGCTGCTGAAGCAAATGGTAGATTAACAGAAAAACAAAAAGAAGGTATTAGAGCCAGAGAATCAGAAAGAGCTGCTCTAGATGCATATGTGCAAAAACGCAAACAGTCTGGAGCATCAGACGAGCAAATACAAAAAGAACTTGAAAAAGACAGAGCGGCCGCACTTAAAGAAGGAAATGAAAAATTAAGAATAGATGCTGAATTATTAGCTAAACAACAATTATTAGCACGAGCAACAAAAGAAGTAGCATTGGCCACAGAAAGTTTATTAGATGTTTATAGACGAGTTACAGCCAAAGCACAAAGATTTAGTGATGAAATTGGAGATATGTTAAATATTAATCAAGCCACTATTAATAGCTTAAGTGGTAAATCAGAAGTATCCAAAGTAGATAGAAGAGGAGCAGAAAGAGTTCTTGGTAATATTTCAGCATATTCTCCACAAGAAGTGCAAGCGGCTACTCAAGAAATGGTTGGTAAATTAGGAGGTGGAACAGAGGCTCAGGCATTAGGTAAACAGGCCGAAGCTGCCAAGTTCTTACAAGATAAATTACCAGCAATGTTAAGAGCACCAGATGCTGATGCTGGTAAAATTATGGATACTCTTAGAAGTCAATTCCAAGGTATGGGATTAAATAGTGATGCAATTAATCAAATGCTTAAGGACGTAGAAGTACAATTAGGAGCAGATCGTGAGGGTGGGCTAGGAACATTAGCTAGTGAAATTGAAAAGGGTGGAATTGATCAGATATCGAGTACTGCTCAAGAAGCTCTCAAAACAATGCAAAATTTGGCTAAGACATATAATGATGCCTTACAACAGAGCATTGATCTACAAAATCAATATAATGAAAGTATTATGCAGGCTGATGAATATTTACGTAAGGCCGGTAGTATAAGATTAACAGCAGAATTAGATTTAGCTAGAGCGCTCGGTAGAAGTCCCACTCTAAGAGAACTTAATCAACCATTTGATTTTGAAATTAAAGATTTAACTAAGAGATTAATTCCTGGTGGAACTACAGATCCTACAGAAATTGCTAATGGTATTATAGCCGCTACTAGACAAAACACACAACTAGAGGCTGCTAATGTAGCACTAGGTACTACCGGTATGCAAGGTGCTGTTGGGGCTAATTCGGGTGCTGAACTACTAAAAGAACAACAAGCAAACATAGCCGCTATTGGTGCTAATAATGTTGCTATTAATCAAAGCCGTCAAGCGCTAGAAAGACTAGCTAATGATGGTACTAAAGCCGCTAATGCATTATCTAAAATTCAAGAAGAACAACAAGCACTAGAGGGATTTGCTGCTTTTGCACAGAATGTATTTACCGCTGAACCACAACAATTAGCTAAGATGGAAATTGAGGCAGCAGCTCTTAATGCTGCACAAGCTGCTGGTCCAGAATTTATGCAAAGTCGCTTTAATAGACAACAAGCATTTGCAGGATTAGAACAAGCTAAGGGCTTTTTAACCCCACAAGAATTCAAAGATATTCAGGCTGATTTGACGAGAAAATCTTTTGAGGCACAAGGATTCAAAGGTGGTGATGTTGTTAAAAAGATTGGTGGCAAGGAATTTACTCTGGATCAATTAATTGAAAGAATGAAGGGTGGAGTTAGCGAGCTTGATCCTAATGTTGTAGCCTATAGGGAAGCTGTTGATACACAAATCAAGGCTAATGAAGAACTCAAAAGACTTGAAGAAATTAAATCATTACAAATTCAAGAAGCTATGACAGGATTAGTCACATTCTTGGCAAATGAATTTCCTAGAATTCTTGCAGAAGCTGTAAAAGAATCTAGAGCAGATGCTGCTACCCAACCAGAAACTGGCGCGGCTCCTACAGAAGCACAGAAAAATCAAGCCGCAGCTAATAAAAAATATGAAGAAGCGGGTAAGAAAAAACAACAAATAGACGCTAAAATCGCAACAGAAGAAAAGAAACTCAAAGAAGCAGAATCCAAGGTTGGATGGGAACAAGGAGCATCTACTGAAGTTGCTAGAAGAAAACGTAAAATCAGAGAACTACAAGAACAATCTGATCAGGAACAAAAAAATATGGATGAAGCTAAGTCAGAATTTGTGGCATCATCCTCAACAGTTGCTGAAGAAGAAAAAACTAGACAAGAAGCTAAGGCGGCTCAAGCAGCAGAAGAGAAAAAAGCAAGAGAAGCCAAAGCTACCGAAGCTAAAAAACAGAGCGAAGCAGCTAGAATGGGTAATAGACCAACAGTTATTCAGGCGCCTCCAGCGCCAGGAACAGCAGCAGCTACTGTTACTCGACCACAAACACAAGCCAATACCCAACCACAAACTTATGGAACTACTGTATCCTCTGTACCTATGGTGTCTTTAGATACCTTAGAACGATCAAGAGCTGACAAACAAGCAGAAATTATTAAAAAAGAAAAAACACTCAAGGCGGCAAAAATAGCAGCATATGCAGCAGGAACCACAGAAACTAGTCCAACTCTAGCTGCCGCACAAGCAAGTTTTGATAGTGCTAAACAAGATCTAGCTAGTATTAATGAACAAATCACAGTAGAAAAACAAAGACTAGCAGCTATAGAACAACAAGCGGCAATAGCACAACAATCTCAACAGCAACAATCCGAACAACTTAATCCTTATGCGAGTGGAGATGCGCAACTGTCTGCGCAAATGAGCAGTGGTGTTGATCCCAACCACCCGTTTGTTCAACGCCTAAGACAACCAGAGACACCACAACCAGTACCAGTACCAAGTAATTTACCACAACCAGTAGAATATACTCGCCAAGTACAAACTGCTGAAACTGGCGGAACAGCAGTGAATGTTACAAATGGTGAAGCGACCAATACAATGACTACCGGACAACTACTAACATTAGATCCAGCATCTCTTAAAGGACTCAATGACTTTAATACCACTTTTGGTAGTTATGTAGATAAATTAGTAGGATTCCAATTCCCCGTAATCCCCGACAAGATAGAATTAAACCATAATGTACAAATAGATATGACAGGAGCGGCGTCTATAACAACACTAGAGAAGCGCCTACAAGAATTGGCCGTAGCATTAGTTATGCCCAAGATAGAAGAATTAAGAAATGAAACATCTGCCGCAACAGAAGGTCGTGTTAAAGGTAGTGGTGCCAAGGGAGTTTCTAAATAAGGAATAATATATGCCCGGATATGAATCTGCCATAAAAGTTTATTATTGTAAACAAACAGAATCTCCAGCAGACGAGCATAGACTAGCTCCTGCTCCTATTATCAATATCAGTCCAGAAATTTATTATGCCAATGATAGTGTTGTTGGATATACATATAATATAAGTCTTACTGGTTATGCTAATGCCTTAAGAAAAGATTTAAACAGTAATTCAACCGACTATGGTGCAGATAAAACCATAGAGCATATGGGTGATATTAGAGAAATTTTTAATTTTAATGGCGGTAATCTATATATTAAACAAGGCTCAGATGATATTATTGTTGCCAAGGGTGCCACAATTAAAAATATCACACTGAATGCATCTGAAAATAGATGGGTAAATTATTCACAATATAATATTGAAATAGAATTTAATGAAGTTGATTTTATAGGTTGTGTAGCGAATGATCAAATATCGTGCGCTAGTACTTTGTTCCATACTCCCAACCAAAGCGGCAATCATATTGTTAGTGATCACTTAATAGATATGAAGCAGTATAAGATTAAAGAATTTAATGATAAGTGGTCTTTTGTAATTGATGAACAAATATATAATAGCCATGATGATTACTACAATAATATTTTTAAAGTCACCTACTCATTATCTGCCACAGGAAAGAACTATTATGTTGATGATAATTTAATACCAGCATGGCAACAAGCCAAGAACTTTGTACAAAATAGATTACATAAACAAATTATGGGATTAATGGGAGGTATATTACAAATAAAAGCAAATAATAATGATGGATGTGCTGCTGATATTGTACCGTCCGGATTATATCAAGTAGATAATACAAGTCCTAGAGAAAGTGGTATTTTAGATGGTTTTGTGACATTAAGAGATGGTTTACCAAATTATGATATTTATAATGAATCAATAGATTGTGATACTTCAGAAGCTGATGGTAGTTTTAGTATAACATATAATGCAACTTTAAAAAGATATAATACAGCTCTTAGTCCAGTAGAAAATGCGGCGGTACACACTTTTACACTCACGGATAACTACACTAGATCTCAGCCACAATCAGCTTCAATATCGGTACAAGGAAATATTCAAGGATTGGTTAGGGGTGGTTTTATATACTACAATAATGATTTTGTTCTACCTAATAATGGAACATTTATAACTACAGTAAATAGTAATGAAACAAAATACTCTAACGCATTAGCTTATTTTAAGAAAAAGGTTTCTAGCGGATCCGACTTACACGACTCGATGAAAACATCGCTGGGCATTACTAAAGCAGCACTTTTAGTGAAAAATAATGATGGATTACCACCGAAACCATCAGCGTTCAATGTGGACCACACATATAATGATGGTATAGTATCATATAACGTAACTTATGACAAAGCTTTGAATGAAATCAAAGACAGAGGCTATACGAATATTAGTATAGTAAGAAATGATCCTATAGAAATAATACAAGAATTTATAGTTCCAGGAAGAATATCTGGACCGATTATTCAGAAGTTAAATATGAAAACATCAAGAACAATATCTATAAATATAGAAGGCAGATCAAAAGAAAATAAACAGTGCATTGAATTATCTGAACTTGATGTTTGCAATGACTCGATTCCTAAGTTTAGTATAGCACAGTTTGATCAGATGGTATCTAATGACAATATAAACTGGATTAAAACTAAAGAGGATTATGATAGCAATCCTATAGATGGATCTTTCACCATATCTTTAGAATATTTATGTAGAGGATAATTATGGCAATTTATACACCAGATGTTAAAATGTACTATGGATCATTAGATGCGGACCACAGATTAATACCATGTCCCGATATTTCTATCAGTACAGAATTTCAATATAGTAATGATACTATTATTGGATATACCTATGTCATTAATTTCAATGGAGTAGTCACAGGTCTAGACTTAAGAGATACTGATTATGGAGAAGAATATCCGGAACCTAGCGAATACGGTATGGGCTCTGTAGCAGATCATATTCATAAATTAAGACGTATTTTAAGCCAAAATGGTAATATGCTGCAAATTGTTGATGGGGCTAGTAACGCTCATATTCTTAAGGCCAGAGGCGGAATATTACGATCTTTAGAATTTAATGAATCTAATAATAATTGGTATCATTTTGCTAATTTTACAGCATCTATTGAATTTAATTCTATTGATTTTATGTCCGCAGTAGATACTTGCGGAGCTTCATTTTTAGATGCTTCTACTTTCAGTACTGATGGTATTCTAGATATCAATAAGTTTAAAGTTAAAACATTTAATGATAGTTGGTCTTTTAGCTTCAATGAAAATGAATCATATGCTAGAGTACAAAGTATTGATAATAATAACAATCTAAATTTGAATAATGTAAGTTTTAATATACAATATAATATTAATGCAGTAGGCAAAAATTATTATACTTACACCGAGGGCGGCTCCACTTCCGAGAATACCAAATTATTACCAGCATGGGAACAAGCTAAAAATTTTGTTCAATACAGATTATATCATCAGGTAACAAATCTGATCAATAGTGTCTTAAAAAATAGCTATCCCCCTTCTGGATGTTTTAGTACTGATGGACTAGATAATTTACATGAACCAGGAGGATTTGAGGATGGCCTATTGTCTTCACTAAGTGATGCCATATACAAAATCTATAATGAAAAAATAACATGCGATGTTTCAGAGTCAGAGGGCTCATTTTCTGCAACATATTCTGCTATTATTAGCACAACTCTTGGTAATAATAATTGGTCTGATAATGCGTCTGTTCATACCGTCAGTAAATCTATAAATACAACAAACACTCCAGAAGGCAAAACAACTACTACCATTTCACTTAATGGTAAAATTCAGGGTTTGATTGAGGGTGGTTTAATTAGAGTTCCAGGACCGCTAACCTTACCAGAAACTGGTACTATTCTAATATCTAATGGAAGTAGTCAAAGTGCTTATGATAATGCTAAAATAGTTTTGGATAAAATTTATAATCCTAATGACTATAATGCTGGTATGGGTACCACCGGTAAAAAAGATCTAAAAACAAATTATAAAGCAGTTTTGGGTATTACGATGGATGCTCTTGGTGTTTCTCCAAGTCCTGATGATCAGGTTCCAGACCCACCACACCCACTATCATTAAATTTTACACACGATTATGTTGGTGGTAATATAGGCTATACAGCTGAATATAATAGTGATAATATTTGTGGTAAAAAATATGCACAAATATCAATACAAACTAATAACCCTAATAAAATAATTGCTACTTTTAATATACCAAATAGCAATTCTTGCCCGATTATACAAGAATTAGGTACATTTACAGCTAAACGTGTGGCTATTACTATACAAGGTACAGATAATAGTGATATTGGACAACCATCTGGTATTGATTTACCATCATTAATACAGTGTAATTCTTGTTATGATGAAGGTTACTTCCCGATAGGACTACCTGTTGGTGATTATATATTAACACAAAAACAGTATACTAATAATCCAATTGATGGTTCTTATACTATTAATTTGGGGTATATATGTAGTACTGGATGTGATATTTAAGGATAAGGAATATGACAGATATAATAACAGAGCCAATTAAGTTTCTAGGTGCAACGGTATTATCATTTAATACTAGTTTAGGATTAGGATCAGCACAAGAAAGTAGTCTGAATGTTGATTTGATAGAAGACTGTGAAAGTGGAGATTTATTTTTACCAAAAGAAAATCTTATTGAAGTAGGTGCTCCAGTATATTTTTCTACTTGTATGAGTAGCCAAGGTTATAGCGACTGTTTTAATTTTGGTGGAGTTTTAACTAATTGGACAGAAACACAAGGAGGATCTGGTAAAACCTATAATGTCAAAGTTGTAGACCCCAGACAGCTTTTAGAAAATGCTATCGTAATTATAGATTCATATGTAGGTAATCCTGTACAGGCATCAAACTATTTTAATATCTATGCAGCATATGAAAGAGAAATTCTAGATGGAAACTGCCAAGTATTTGGTTCTTCTTGGTCAACAGAACGAGGTACTCCATACTTCATGATTCTGAATAAACTCAAACAAATGAATCCTACTATCTGTTCACCAACTGGATATAATTATACTATTGATTTTAATAGTTTTCCACAAAACGTACCAGAGTATTATAGAGTACCCGGACCAAGTATTACTATATTACAACTATTGCAAGATATATGTAATGTATTAGGATTAGAGTTTTATGTAAAGTTATTGTCTGGAAATGTGATTACAATTGGTACTATTGATATGAAAATAGCTCCTGAAAGCTTTGAGACTATTTCTAGTCCTGATGGTATTTTTAATGGTATTGCTACAGAGTTAAGTTATGGTGAAGAGTTGCGTAATGAAAAAACAAAAGCATTATTATTTGGAGAAAAACAACACTATCTTTCACCGGTTAATAAGTTCAATTTTTACTTTGGAGAAGAATGGGACGGTAATGAGTTTATACCAATAGTGCCTCATGCGTGGTCAGAATGTTATGGTTTTTGGATTAAAAAACGCATTAAGGAACTAAATTTAACACTGAATAAACCACTACCAAATAATGGTCCATTTACTATTAGCGAACACGATATTAGAGGTGCTATGGCATCTTATGACGTATGGTTTATGAGAGTAGCCAATGATAAAATTAAAGGCGGCCTTAATGAAGCTGTCAGACTCAACTATAATCTAGATGATGAGGGTGTGCGTAGGGTATTTAATGAAATAATGCAAGATCCAAATATAGATGCTATTACTAGATATAAAGCTTTGGCCGACGTTATTAATGGTCCATTTAAGGGAAAAAATCTGGCGGATTTAATAGTTAATGACTTACAGGCGATACACGCATTTGTTCAAAATCTTGGAACAACATATTATGGTAAACAGTTTTTTACCAAGTTAAATGAAAAAATTTGTTATTATCGTGGAGAAAAATTTCAAGAAAAAATATTTAGTTCTGATCCTACTAATGCTGGTGGGTGGGTTGATTATGGAGTTCCAGTATTAGGCTTAGGTGATCCGGATTTGGGTACTTTTAGAGAAACAGATGATCGTATAGGCGCATTTGCTATTTTTGTTGCTAAAGAACAAGAAGTTCCTCCAGAAGTAAAAGACCAGGAAAATCAATACGGAGAAGACTCTTGGTCTGACAATAACTATGGGCCTGAAGGTCCTGTACCTAACTAATGGAGCATGAATAATTATGGCCGGTATAGATGATTGTGGTAATTTAGATATCTCTGAAATGTCTTATGATAATATTGTTGTCATAGGAAAAAATGTATGGGTTAAGGCAGAGGTTGAAGAAAAAATCTTTATTTACCAAACTCCGGGAGGTGGAGTACCAGCGCCATATGTGGTTATAAAATTTGATGCTCCGTGTTTGGCAAAAATTTGTGATGATCAGCAAAAAATTCCACAGGGTATTTTATTTGGTATGGATATGCTTGGCTTGGCAGATGACTGTGGTAATGGAGAAGGCAATAATGAGAATCCTGAATCAGAAACAATTACCACAGAGGATGGTAATACCAAAGCAGCAGTTACAGTTCGCTCTAGCGTTACCGATAATGACGAAAAAAAACAGAAATTACAAAAAGCTGCTACTGCTGTAGATCTTAGATCAATTAATAATTTAGGTTTTCAAGCAACAGCGGTTATACCAATAGCTGCTGTTGTACCAATGAGAAGCAATATTAAAACATATGGCCCTTATGCATCTTCTAATTTTGGCAATAGTTGTGGCGGAACACAAGTAGAAACCAATACAGAATTATGTCCTTGGGTTTTTGGTTCTGTTGATGGCATGAATGCGGCCGGAGCCTCTATTGTAGAGTCTATGGCAATAGGATTAGTTAAAGCGGAAACTGGCAGTGTCACAATACCGGGATTGCCCATTCCGCAATTAAGTTCCTTAGGTGTCGCATTAAATAGTGTTGGACCGACACTATCTGCACTAAATTTTAATTTTAGTAGTAATGGTATAACAACCACCTATGAATTTAGAACTTTTACTCCTAAATTTGGATCTTTAAATAGACATCTTATAGATCGTATTAAAGATATTAATCGCAATAGAACAGAACAGATCAGATTTTTAAGAAATCAAGCTGCTGTTTCTAATAAAATTGCTAGAAAAATAGCCAGATTTAATCAGCGATTTCCACCACGAGCAGCCCCTCCTCCACAACAAGGAAGAACACTACAAAGACTATTAGTATCAGAAATTTATACTTGGCAAAAAGATGGTCAAAGAACTTCTGTTGGTATTGATGTTTTACCTAAAAGTGTAGGTGAAATGACATATGACTATGAGAAAAAAGCATACATGAGTTTGGATGGACTATTTGGTCCTGTATCTTTAGGTGGAGATGGCGGGCTTCCAAGATATGCGAGCTTCGATCCAGAGAGCCACAAAGCCTCACCTATTGCACCACAACCTCCATTTACCGTGAGTGGAGATTGTAGCGGAAAAGAATTTAAACACGAACAATATAATACAGAAATTACTCAAAAGTATAATAATCCAGTAACTAGTAAATTTGGAGATAATGAGCATCATCACAGAGGCCCAGGAGATGGCCATGTTATTGGTTCTATAGGTAGAGAAAAAGAATTACCAGATAAAGGTATTGATACAAATTTATATAGATTAGATAATCCAGAAAGATACTCTCAAGATTATAGATTTCTAGGAATGAGAGGGCCTATTGTTCTTCATAGCTGGGGTTATGATTTAGATGGAAAACCCATACCTAATGAAGCTGATACCGTTGATAGTGCTAAAGAGGGCGTTTTTAAGAAAACTGAATTAAAAGATAAATTTTTGAAAGATTGGTTAAGAAAGCCAGCAACATGGCCAGCAGCCCCTATAGATTTAAGATTTGATAGAGAGCGCGGATTATGGGTTAGTCCTCAGTCTTATCGTATAGTTGTTGCTAAAATTATCAAAAAGGTTGATGCTTTTGGCGAAGGTAAGGGTGTTATTATACCTTATGGTAAAAAATTATTTGATAAAGAAGGAACAACAATCGATCCAGAGATCGAAAAGAAATGTGAAACGACAGTAGATGAAAAAACATACGAATGGATATTAGTCAATGTTGGAGAATGCCAACCTGATCAATGGTATTGTTTTACTAATGGAGAAGATGAATTTGGAAATCTCTTATTTCGTTGTCTTAATAGTGGCGATCCTGCTTTTCCAGGAGTAGAGAATGCTGTTAGTGGACCATATAATAGTGAGGCCGAGTGTCCTTGTACACCATCTAGTAGTAGTAGTAGTCAAAATGATTGTCCTGGTGGCATAGAGGTTATTACCGGATTAAGCTTAACTGAAAATGGATTGGTAGCGACCAGAAAACGTATCAAGGTATTGTGCGAAACAGATATACCTTCAATAACAATATCAACCATCGAGTGCAGCGGAACTTCTAGTTCGTCTTCATCTTCGTCATCAAGCAGCGAATCTAGTTCATCATCATCATCATCTTCGTCATCAAGCAGCTCTTCTAGTTCATCGTCGTCATCAAGTAGTAGTTCTAGTTCATCCTCTTCCAGTGATAGTTCGTCATCTAGTAGTGATCAATACAAAGCAGAAGTGATGATCAAGGTCGTTGATCGTATTGGTAGATGTCATAATGCCGGAGAATTAGTATATGCTTATTTTGATACTTTAACAGAAAAATATATTGTATTAGATAAACATCCTCAGCCTACTACTCCAACAATTTATGGTCTTTATTATCAGTATGAAGGAGCTATAACACCAACTTCAGCATACGGATTTATGGTGGTAGAATATTCAGCCGGATTAGAATGTGAATCGGAAAAGGCGGTAACGGTATTTAATAAGATGGGACTACCTACTTCCGCTACAGATACTAATGGTTGTCCAGCAGTTGCTATAAGAATGGAAAAATTTAGTGATGATAAATTACCACCTAATCTACCGTGATCAAATGGTTTAAACTATGAGTATATGTCCATCTAACACACCAACACCATCAAGATCAGTATCAAATACTCCTGGTCCAACTAAAACCGGAACCAGAACGCCTACACCATTACCATCTAACACTCCGGCAGTAACACAAACTCCCACAAATACTAGGCCACCATTTCCGTCTAATACTCCATTAAATAATTTTTTAACACCTATTTTTGTATCAGATACTCCTGTATCTACACCAGGATTATCAGCTTCTCCTTCTGCAACTCCAGCAATTACTGCTACTAAAACCAATACTCCAACACCAGCAAGTAGCCAACCCCCAAGCGCATCATTAACTCCTACTATTACTGTTACTAAATCACCAACAAATACTAGAACTGTTAGTAAATCAATGCAGCCTAGTGTTAGTTTATCGTTGTCTAAAAGTGCCACCAGTTCACCAACACCAACTCGGACGGTTACTAAGACCCAAACACAAACAGCTACAAGAACACCAACACAAACGAGTACCAGAACGCCAGGTTTACCAGGGTTTAGTCAAACTCCAACACCAACACCAACACTAACCAACGCAATAACACCAACACCAACTCTTACACCATTAGAATCTCCTACTCCTACGACCACTCCTCCTCCATCAAACTCAGGAACTCCAGCTAATAGTCCTACTAGAACACCTACACCAACTAATTCTAAGTGTCCATAATTTAATTATATAATATATGAAAATTAATCCATCTAATATTTTTACGCCTTGGGGATGGTCAAAAGATATAGTTGAGCTATTATGGGATTATAATATACCTTATCAAGATAATTATGAAATTAATAAATATATTAATAAAGTACAAGAAGACATACATTATCAATGTGTAATATTTGCTTTATTTGAAAATAATAATCTATTAGTCATAGATTGCTGCGATGCCTCAGATTGGGAAATTAAAATTAATTATCATAAACATATTTATTTAAAATTACAATATAATCCTAATTATCACTACACTAATAGAGTATTTCCATTCACATATTTACCATATAATCCTAAAAATTTTGCAAAAAATATATACAATCTACAACAAAATTATAGCAATACACCACATGATTTAATAACATATGGTAGATGGATTGCGGTATCTTTAGAAAGATACAATTTAGCCAAAAAAATGAGATCTATTGGTATTAATTATGGTGGTGAATATTGTCTAGTTAAAGAAGGACAGGGCTACGACGATCATGCAGCAATAGGAGTATTAGATCCATTTGCTCCAAGACACAGATTATCTTTTGATGAATATATGCAATGGGTTAATAGATCAAAATCTGTTTTGGATTGTAGAGGTTTTGGAGAATTTACACATAGAATGATAGAATCTTTTGGAATAAAAGTACCCCTGATCAGACCTAGAATGCAAAATATAACATTTGATCCCTTAATACCGAACACACATTATATTGATTGTGGTCCTAATGGAGATAATTTAGAAAATGCTTTAAATATATTATCTAATAATAAAATAACCCTAGAATTAATTAATAATGCCTATGAATGGTATAATAATAATTCAACTCCAGAAGCTTTAAAAAATAGAATATCATATTTTATAGAAATGTTACTTTAGTATATTTAACCATGGTTTTATACACTGAATACTATTAGATATATTATTTACTAAATGATTATATGCATTATCTATTATTTTTTTTCTGAAAGACTCATCAAAAGCGAGTTGACTTGCTCTATAACTCATCTCATCTGAACTGTCGCATAAAAATCCTGTTTCTCCATTAATTATTAATTCTGGCAAAGCATAATGATTTTCTGTTATTATAGGTATGCCTGTAGCATAACATTCTGGTACTATACGACAATAACTTTCTCTACTACCCCCAGTTTTATGTATTAAACAATGTAATCTATCATAACATTCTTTAACAGGAATTGCTCCGGCACTCCATGTTTGCCAATCCAAACCAACAGGCGCGCTGCCACACTTTCTAAATGCGTTTTCTCCAAAGCCCAATATAAAAGTTTTAGTTGGTAGCGGGGAACTCACTTTATAAAAAATATTCCACATATCACTAGAAAACTTAGACCCATCATCTCTTGAAATCCTACCCATACAAAAATAGTCTTTGGGTATTCTATAATTAAATGCTAAATTTTGTGATATATTTTTTGGATTAAAATATGGTTTATAACCATCGAATTCCTGAACTGTCGAATCTGTTCTACTTTGGATGGCTGACAACAATAGTTTTTTTTGATACTCAGATACAAATCCATAATAATCAATCCATTTATTTTTTATGGCTATAATTTCATTGTCAAATAACCAGGTCATACAATTAAACCAAATAATCATTTTAGGCTTACCATATTCCATAATCTCTGGTAATTTTTTTAAAAATTCTCCGTTACAAAAAGACACCACAATCTTATCTTTAAATATATCCTTTGTATACGGTATAGTTTTACACCCTCTACTATCGCATAGTTTTCTCATTTTATTATCGCATCCAAACATAGGAACCAAATTTATATCAACGCTATATTCTCTCCACAAATCAATATTATGATCCAACTCAGTATCTGCACCACCGACAAATGATGGATATCCTGCAACCCATATTTCATTCATGCTTTAATCTCGACAACCATGCTATATTAATAAGTAGTTCTTGTTTTAAACTATATAGATTATATTTTTTTGTAGATATTTCTATATCACTATCTTTGATCTCATGCCAATTCCAAATTTTATCTTTCATATATTTTTCAAAATATACTTGATCTGGAGCATAGTCGTGCGCCATTATAATATCGCCGATTTTTAATAGTGGAGCTAATATATTATATTCACATTTTTTACATCCGCCATCGCACAATATTAATGTTATCCCATCTTGTTGTATAAAAGATACCAGTTCTTCTTTGGCTTCATCATTAATAAAAGTATTTTGTTCATAATCAAATAGATTTTTAGTTTGTACGTTAACATTTCGATTCTTGACTAGTGGTTTCAAAAATTCTTGATCATTTATATCGTATGTTAGTATGGGGTTGTTGTGTAATCCTAATTCATCCATAATATCTCTTAAACACAAGGTTAATCCCCCATGAAAAGTACCAATTTCTAATATTCGTGCTGGTTTAACTTCTGATAAAAACTCCTTAAATACTCTAGGAGTATCAGGATGTTGACTCATAAACAAATATCCATAAGCAAAACCACCATTAATCATTTTAAAGTCTCCATATTTATTTGTGATAATACATATTTTATATTATTATCTAATGTGCAATTTTTCATAAACCAATTTCTAGCATTGTGAGATACAAATGATAAATATTCGAAATTATCTTTTATTTTATGCCAGTAGTGCGCTAGATGAACAGCAAACAGATTGTAATCTAAATAAGACGGATTACCACTCCAGTATTTACAGTCCATATAACAGCTAATATAATGATAATTAGGTATAAGGGGATCAGGATATTGTATGTCGAGATACGGCCTAATAACAGGAACCCCTATTGCGAAACACTCTATATCCCGATTACAAATTTCAGTTCCGCCCGGCAGACTGAGTGCGCACCTATATCCAGCAAGTTCGCTTAGATAATCACCATAGTCTAGATTATTATTATCTATATTTTTATCTAGAATAATAATAGATTCGTCCTTAAGATTATTGGTCATTTGTTTTCTAAAATCCCACATATAACCCTTAAAATATAATTTAGGTATGGTGGATTCAATAGATCTATTTTTAAATAACTGGTCTTTAAGGTCCAATGATCCATTCTCATAGGGTCCATAGAAGAAAGGTTTATATACATTATGTATGTTTGATGGACAGTTAATATCAGGATTATTCTTTTCAATTAATTTAAAGTTAAAATAGTCAATATAATTAAAACCAGCAGGATAAAAAAATTGAGCCATTTTAGATGGCTTCCATCCAAGATGTTTCATGAAATGATATTTCCAATTATCAAAAAAAGATATTAGTATATATTTTTCATTAGATGGATTAATTATAGAAAAATTCATACAACTATAAATACTACCATATCCAAAATTCTCATAAGACTCATCATTTATTATTTCAAAAGTACACTCAGGATACTGAGACTCTAAAGCAGAATAAAATTTATGAAAAAAATTGGTAACATAAAAATTACCAAGATCTCTAAAATAATGTCTAATCTGTAATTTCATACCATACCCACTATAGGATCAGCCCAGCCCTTACTAATACTATGAGGCCAAACTAACCAACTAGATGGTCTCTTAAGAGTTTCAAAACTACGCCATATTTTACAATAACCATCAGGATCATTTTTCATGGTTTTTATTTCTTCAGCATCAGCATCTTGTCTATACATATCTTGCCCATTCTCGTCTTTAAATGCCACGGCCCAAAAATCATAATCGTCTTCTGGCACTTGGTAATATCCTATATCAATACAATGTTTAAAAATATGTAATAGACTATTCTGAAATTCATCTTCTGATAATTGTATATTTTCTAGTTTTGGTGGTTTATGATCAACAACATCCTGAGTAATAGATCTTGAGCTAAATTCCATTCCGGCATATTTCTCATAATCTCGTAAAGATCTAACTGTACCAAAACCATACTTACCAAAATCTATATCATTAATCAGACCATCCATACCAAATAATTTACGATTCCTCAAATGACAATGATTATTACGGCCAACCCAATCCTTATCATCATCCCACTGTTTGGTTCTTCCTTTTCTAGTATATTCATGCCAACACACAACCTTATGAGGATAGAATAGATCATACCCATTAGTGAAAGCCCGCACCGCTATATTTATCTCTTCTCCATGGAAATAATACTCTGGATCGTGTTTAACTTCTTTTGAAAATTGGCCTAAAGAGAACGCAAAATGAGCACTATAAAATCTGCCCATTAATGGTTCCTCTATATTATCTATAGCAGGATCGAAGGTTGCTGGTAAAAAAAATACAGCTCCTTCTGGAATGTAGCGATCAAATGTCATTTTCCATGGTTCTAGAACTCTGGCTTCTGGATCTTTTTCTGGATCAAAACTAGGTATATAGGCAGTAATTAATGGTTTAGAATATCCTTTATTTTGTAGGTCTTTTAACATATCTATTAAAGTAACGTCCCAATCTTGAATAAATCTATGATGACTATCTAATTGTAAAGTATATGTTTCTCCCTGATATAAATTTTGAATATAATTTCTTGCCCAACACGCTCCTTTGCTATCTTTATAATCTATATCTATAATTTTAAATCTACTATCATATAAATAATCATCTAAAGTATCCCATTCATCAGAATCAGAATGTTGCCAGCAAATACCAAAGCGTAAATTTTGTGGAAACTTAGCTTTTTCTAAACAGTCTTTGATAGTTGGTAATAGTTGAGGATCTCGGTACGAAGCTATCTGTATAAATATAGTATTAGTTTTCTCGTCGTTCATTTGCATGATAATGATGCACCCTATTGTGAGTTATTGGGCTGGCTAATAATATTGCTGGTTTCACTTTATGCTGTTTGGTTAAAGTATAAATATGACTCATCCATGTTTGTTCATAGGGATGATCCCATTTGGTATCTATAAAGCATTTTTTATTGCCTTCTTGACTTATAATATGAGGCCAATTCGAATAATAAATCTCTCCATCAGCATATGGTAATCCGTTTAGAGTTTTTATATTATTGAATTTAGTTAATGGTTTATCGTGTAACTCACCAAAATATTCTATTTTTTGATGATATGGTACATTGTGCCAGCTCCACTGATCACCATTATGACCATAAAATTCACTGAAACTGAACTTAATAAAATCATACCCCTCTTTATGCATAATCTTCATTAGACCATGATACAGGTCTGGTACACGTTTTTTAAATCCAAAATTACAAGACCCTTCATAATCCAATAACATATCGTCTTCAAAGAATATCATATGTTGAGCATCAGATTTTGCAAAATGTTCTGCTGCTAATTGGCGCCCACCACAAATGCCTAAATTCCCATTTCTAATTTGTTCAAACTGATATTTTTCTACAATCTTATCATATTCTGTAAATAAAGACTCATTCGTAGAATTATTAATAAGTATTTTATTTGTTTTATCTAGAAAGTTATTATCATACTTTTCAAATGATTCTAAAACCATTTGTAATTGCTGTGGACTATTAAAAGTGATAATATATAAATTGGTCTTATTAATTTTAGGTTTAGTATTTGTTTTTTGTAGTTGTTCAAAAAAATAATATATGAGTCCATTATCCTCTATCATTTCATAGTGATATGTGAAAGGATCTAAATATGTCATAATAGTAAATATGCTTTCTTCAGTTCCCATATATCCATTATCTAATGTATCTTGTAATAATGAATAATATAGATTATTTGCAGCAGAAATACTATCTTTATGTCCGCCAAAAAATCCGCCTCTAGCGACACGATTTACCTTATTATTTTTAGCATATTTTTTCATACCCTCAATATTAAAACCATGAATCTCGCTAGATGTTTCATAAGGAAATGCAATAAATAGAAAGTTATCTGATAAATCAAGCAGATTATCTATAACCATAGGATTATTAAAATAACCTAAACTGACAGTATTGCTCAAGCCACCATCTATCCAATAAAAATAATCACTATCAAATGGATTAAAACATTTAGCGTTATGAAGCAAAAACATTTTGCTCATGACCATGGGATTATAATACTCTAAACTACCCTGAGTGCTATCTTTCAACCATCCTGCCTGATTGTACCATTCTGGATTATTGCGAATGGTTTGTATTTTTTCAAAAAATGGAAAGAATGGAGGCTTAAACTGCTCTTTAGAGTGACGATAAACTCTAGTGTTGACAGGATCCCGGTGCTGCCAAACTAACTCTTCTAGCGACTTATCAATAAATATGATAAGATTAAAATCCCGCATCTCATTCAATAATCTAATAAAATTCTCTATATAATGATCAAACGAACGATTCCAGCCAGGATTAGACTGATCTCGTCCAAGATCCCATATGCCCGTTATAAAAGATATCTTATTTGCTGCGATTTCTTTTGGCATTACTTATAGCTCTTTTTACCAATAATTTACCAGCAGCATTGATGAATGGTAGTTTTCTATTATTTGCTTCTTCTTTTAACCAACCAATGATAATATCGACATTATTTTCGCACCATTCTATACCTTGTTGATCCATATAGGCGGCCCTAGAATTGCAAGAGCAATTTGGTTTAGCGTGTATGCCAATTTTTGATAATAGTTTTTTTAATTCTGTGCCAACTTTGCCAGTTTTATGATATTTAGGATAATTAGGATGAGACACATCAATTAACCATATATCTCCATTCTTGGATACCACACACGGCATCACCTCTTCCATAGTCCATCCACGCTCATCACAACGCTGTTGCAAATACTTATAATGACTTTCCATAATCATGGTAATTGTTGTCCGCAGTCAACCTCTCCACATATTCCGTTTTGCCATGTTCCCCACTGAGGCCCACACTGTTGTTCTGTTTGATTAGTATTTAATTGTTGTTGAAAGTTGGGTAAAGGAAAGTAGGTTCTGCCACCACTACTAATTAAATTTGCAACAGTTAAACATTCATTAGTACCAGCTCCACAATAAAAATTACCGGCTTCAGCAGCACTCGCTATGGCTAAATAATCAGCATCTCCAGATGCCGGACCACAAGTAGCAACATTAGCTAAACTGACCCATCTCCATTCAAAATAATATTCTTTACTCTTCCACCTACAATAAAAAGGATCTCCGTCTAATGCTGATTCGCTAATTTCTAGGTTTGGACTGAAAGTAGTCCCGCCAGCAGGAGTCCAAGTATATTGTCGTGCTGAATTACCTACTATCCATGCTCCGCCAAGAGTTAAAACCGTATCAGCACTCGGAGCACCAACTCCAGTATAAACATAATTACCACCAACATTCTGCCACCCCGGTAAAATATCTGGAATTTCTGGCGGATTTCGAGATTCATAATAATATGAATACGCTAGATTATATCTATTCACATTATAATTACCGGGACCATATCCTGGTGGAGTTAATTCTGCATACACGCCACTTGGACAGTAATCAGTACCACTAACGGCTCCTGGTATTGGCGTATAACTTCCTCCCACATTATCTGCCGCAAACTGACCATTCAGACTACCCTTTACTTCTCTGGTATGTAATATACAGCACAGCGTTTTAGGAATATCCCTACATTCACACTCTGTTTCGGTATCAAAAACATAACTACAAGTTCCTGGCTCAACACCAAGTTCTATTGCACCACTTGGACCTATACAGCAAGAATTATTACGGCATAATCTGGCCGTTGCTGTCATATAATAAATACCAGGATAACCTTCTCCCTTAGGAGTATAACCTATAGTAAAACCACCATTTAGATACGGAGTATTAGCATCACAAAAACAATTGATATTGGGAGGAGCAGGATTGCATGGTTGATTGGCTGTTCCGGTTGATGTTGTAAAAGGAAATGAGCTTGGGTCTGGTAAAGTAACTTCAACAGTACCAATAAAGTTGACTAAAGGCCCTAAAGCTCCGCAATTATTACAACAACTAGCTTGTATATAAGCAAATGGTTCGGAAAATACCGTACAGCAATGAGGACACGGCGACGGATCAGTATCACATGGACTAGACGAATCAAAAGGATCTTGATTATTAATTACTCTGAATGTCCAGCATTCTCCTATTTGAATATCTGGAAATTCCAATTGTGCTTGTGCTAAATTATTTTCATCTACTAAACCATCGTCCGTACACGGCCACTCCAAAGCCCACAGCGGATTGTCTTCTGATGCACTTTCTGGAAAA